GAACACTAATTCTCAAACTATGAAGGTTTATGATGGCACTGGCTGGGTAGAGGTGACAGTGGGTCTAGTTGGTGGTGTGTCTAGTTATTCATTCCCAGCGGCTACAGCAGCTCAGACTGACTTCATTCTCCCATATGAAGCTAAATATGCTCAGGTGTTCCTAAATGGCGCTGCTCTGTCAGATACAGAGTACACGTACACAGTAGCTACTAAGACCATCGCTCTAACATCAGGTGCCGCTGCTGATGATATTGTCACTGTCCTCACCTACAACGTAGATCACAATGCTCTACCGCCTGACTATGCTACACAGTCGGATGTTGCTGATCTTTCTGGTGTTAGTGACGCCGCTACAGCTCGTACTAATCTTGATGTTTATTCTAAAGCTGATGTTGCTCCGCTAGTCAATAGTTCAGTCACTTATACTGTTGGTGCTACTGGTGACTATGCAACTATTCAGGCTGCTCTTGATGATCTGTCTGCCAAATATCCAGTGAATCAGTCTACTGCTGATGGGGTTGGTATACATGACCCATTTGTGACGCTAGAGCTTCAGTCAGGCTTTGTGATGGCAGAGCAAGTATCAGTCACATATAAAGACCTTGGCTGGATTCATTTAACTTCTGTTGACGCTACTGTGTCCATCACACGCAGTGCTTTAACAGAGGCTCTAGATGGTGGTTGGGTTTATCCAGCGTTCTATGCCTACAAAGCTACACTGCCAACCATCTCTGTGCAGTTTGTTATGGATTCTTCTGGTTCTGCTACAGAACGAAACGGATTCTTTTTAAATCAGTCTAAACTGCTTTGTAGTGGTGGTATACGAAACGCTGGCGCTGATGGTATTCAGGCGTATCAATCAGAGCTATGGGCTAGAGGTTCCGACTTTTCTGGTGCTGGTAGATATGGAATTGTTGTCCATAGGGTGTCTAGTGGTGATTGTTCTTTTGCTGATGTAAGTGGGGCTGGGGACGTTGGGCTGTGGGTCAATGATGGCTCAAATATGAACGCTGAGTCTCTGATTGCGGACAGTTGTAACTATGGTATTCGCGCTACTGATACTTCACGTATCAATGCTAGAGCTGCTGATGCGAGCTCCTGTACTACTCTTGGTGCGCTTGCTGAGTTTAATAGCAGTATTAATTTCGAGGCTGGTACTGCTAGTGGTTCGGCAACTGGACTGTCTGCTAGTGGTAGTTCTTCTATTCACGCTAATATCGCAACGATAAACAACACTACAGTACTGGCTGTAAGTAGTTCGCGTAGTTCTAGCATAGATGTGAGATCGGCTACCTTTACTAATGGTGTTGGTTGCCTCCAGGCAGATAGCAGTAGCTCGATAAATGCGAGAGATACTAATATATCGAATTTTACTGGCAGGGTTGCTCTTGCTGCGTCAAGTTGTAAGATTAATTTGCATACGGCTACAATCACCTCTAGTTATGGTAATTCTAATATACTAGCTCAAAACGCCTCTACTCTAAATTGTCGATTCATGACTCTGACTAACTCAACTGCTGGCAGTGTCGGTGTTAGGTGTGAGGGGCAGTCACGAGCAGATTGCTCCAACTCAAACATCAATACAGTAGGTAATGAGTATCAGATATTTCTTGGGTCAACTCAAACTATTAACGGTGCGACTGGAGGAACGTCTATTAATATGGCGGCAGTCAATACTGTGTATTCTGGCGGGATTATATTCCAATGATCAAGCAGCTTAAGGAGTTCAAATAATGGGACGTTCAAGAAATCTAGCTGACAAAGGTTGGCAACTACCAGACTACGCTGCTCCCGAGATCGGCCAGTTTCTACGCGTTGACGCTACTGGTAATAGTTTAGAGTGGGGTGTGCCGGGGAGCGGCACAACTATTCTAGCGGGTTACTACGAAGATGTAGCAACTCCTAGCTCTGTTTCAGGAGTACTTACATTAGCAGTAGGTTATAATGTCAATGAAGTGACACTGACCGAGAACGTAACCACCCTTGCACTACCCTCACCTGCAAGCGGAGACAGCTTTAATATTACGCTGATCTTAAAACAGGATGCCACTGGTAGTAGGACATTTGCTTGGCCTGCGTCAGTTAAATGGGCAGGTGGTGCCTCTCCATCGATATCGAGTGCAGCTAATGCTATAGATATTTATAACCTGATGACGACCGATGGTGGAACTACTTGGTATGGATTCACTGGAGGGAAAGGGTTTGCTTAAACATGGAATCATTGGAGCTAGTGGTCGCTCCGTACCAACATTCCCTGCATATGTGGATACAACATACGCAGGTACGACTACAGGTGGCCCAATTACTGTTGCTCGGCCTGACATTACTGGCGCAAACTTCTTAATCGCTTTTTGTGCATCAAGCTATGTGTACTCTGACTTTACACCACCTTCAGGCTGGACACGAATTGCAGCATTGAAAAGTGATTGTGGTAACGACGTTACAATAGATGTATTTTACAGAGTAATTGCTTCAGAGCCAGCTAATTATACATTCTCATTCCCCGGCTCAACAAGTGATGTTGTAGCAGCTATAAGTTCCTTTAGTGGTGTTGATACAGCAGATCCTTTTGATGGATATGAGAATGGTGGTGAGTGTCCCGGTAGAACATACGATCTGTTTCCGGCCCTCACTATTTCTGCTAACAATAGAACAGTTATTTCTTATATCGCTACTGAAGTAGAGCGTACAGATATGGTTACACCACCTACATTTGATGCGCAGTTCACTGATATCTTCTTGACATCGTTAGGTGTTTCTGCTTTACAATGGGGCGCTGCTTATGCAGACAATGTCTCGGCTGGTTCGGTCAATCCTAAGTGGACTGTTCCGATCCCAGGACAGGATGGTTTCTCTGCAGCTATTGCATTGAAAGGGGCTACGTGATGGAAAAAGTATTCAATGAAAAATTGGAGGCTTGTAAACATGAAGTAGACTCTAAGATTGCTAATAACCGTGAGCAGATTACCGACCTACATGACTGCGTGAAAAGATTAACCACGAGCGTAGAGCAACTGCACACGGAGCATCAGTCCTTAAAGGATTCAATAGACGAACTGCTTAAGATCTTCCAAGCTGGAAAGGGAGCTCTTACAGTGATGGGGTGGTTTGGTAAAGCCGTCCGATGGGTAGTAGCTGTTGGTATTGCTATCGGGGCTGTCATTGCTTACATGAAAGGTTGGAAAGTAGGATGATCGACAATGACTATTTCAAACGTGAAGAGTTTGCTTGTAAGTGTGGTTGCGGTTTTGATGCTGTGGACGTTGAGCTTCTCGACATACTTACTAAGATCAGAACCTACTTCAACGCACCAGTCAGTATTACATCTGGCTGTAGATGTGAGTCCCACAACAGAGCTATCGGAGGCTCGCCAACGTCACAGCACAAACTGGGAAAAGCGGCTGACATCGTTGTGCGGGGAATTAACCCGTCCGAAGTATATGAATACATTGACATTATCCTCGAAGGTAGAGGTGGTGCGGGCCTGTACGAAGGCTGGTGCCATGTCGATGTGAGGGATAACAAGGCGAGGTGGTGATTATGGCTTGTAAGAAAGGAAAAGGTAAAGGCAGGGGTAGAGGTCGATGAGTATTCCAGTAATCAGTGGTGTCATCGAACTTGCTAAGATGGGAGTTGATGGAGTCGTAGGCCACTTCAAAGATAAAGCTGCAATCAAGAAAGCCAAGGTTGAAGGTGAGATTCAAGTCATTCAACAGGCAGCTCAGAACACTGCTGATTGGGAAAAGATTCAGGCTGAGGCCAGCAAGGGATCATGGAAAGACGAGTATTGGACTGTCATCCTGTCTATCCCTGCTGTCTTAGTCTTTATTCCTGACATGGTTCCTCATGTTCGAGCAGGTTTTGAGGTACTAAGCACAATGCCAGAGTGGTATCAGTATACGCTTATGGCAGCAATCCTAGCATCATTCGGTATTAGGGTAACTAATTTCTTTAAGAAGTAACAACACCCCTCACGCCGAGAAGAATAATTACCCATTACGCGGTAGTAGGCGCACCCCGAGGGGTTCCTCATTACAGGAGATAGGTATGGACTTGACAGAGGTTCATGAAATTCGAGATTTTATTACAAGTCTAAGAGATGACAACCCTAATGCTGGTTATTCGACTGCAGCTCTATTCTATGAACTGAGTCACACTACACGCCATCGCTCAGGGATTAGACCTCCTTTTACTACTCGTGAGAGGGACTACACAAATCAGAATGGCGATAAGTTTATCTCAGCTCGTAGGATCTTTATGGAGTTTAACGACCCTACTGGCTATATGTTCGCTCTCGAAGTGCTGGGAAGTTGGAAACATTTCCAGATGCTTGAGGCTGGTAAGGTAACTGGCCCTCTGATTGAGGAGTGGAAAGAAGAGCTTGACGCTAAGCTACACGCTGAAGAGATTCAGCATCTACGTGTGCAAGCTGCTGGTGAAGGGTCTACAGCCTACAATGCTGCTAAATTCCTTGCTAGTAAAGAGTATAAGGGCAAGGCTGAAAAAGGCCGCCCCAAGAAAGCAGATATTGAGAAGGCTGCTAAAACTGAAGTAATAAAGCTGAAGACAGTAGATAATGATCTGGCACGTCTCGGCCTTAAATAAGGAGAGTCTATGTCTTCTGCGATTGACAAAATCAGAGAAGCTGCCGAGAAAGATCTACTAACATTTGCAAAGTTGGTAAACCCAAACCGCGTATACGGGAAAGTACACGAGGAAGTCTTTCATTGGTTTACACGTCCGGGTAAGAAAGACAACCAGCTCTTACTGTTACCCCGAGACCATCAGAAGAGTCATTGTGCTGCTGTGTACGCGGCTTGGAAACTCACTAAAGATCCAACTAAAACTATTCTTTACGTCTCTGCTACGTCGGATCTAGCTGAGAAACAGTTATATGCGATTAAGAATATGATCGATAATCCGACCTATAAGATGTATTGGCCTGATATGATTCATCCAGATGAGGGCAAGCGTGAGACATGGTCTAAGACAGAGATTGCTGTTGACCATCCACTGAGAAAAGCAGAAGGTGTTCGTGATCCTTCTATTAAAGCTGCTGGTCTTACTACGAATATCACTGGTTTCCATGCCTCTGATGTATTCCTAGATGACTGTGTAGTGCCCGGTAATGCCTATACAGAGGAAGGTAGGGGTAAGGTAGCTTCTATGTACTCCCAGCTTGCCTCGATTGAAACTACGGGCGCTGAAGAGACTGTAGTAGGTACTCGCTATCACCCTAAAGATCTCTATGATACTCTTTTAGAACTTGAAGAAGAAGTATTTAACGAGGATGGCGAGATTATTGACTACGAGCGCGTTTATGAGGTCTTTGAACGTGTTGTAGAGGAAGAGAATGTATTTCTCTGGCCTCGGGAGCGTCGCAAAGATGGTAAATTCTTTGGATTTGATCAGAAAGAACTTGCTCGAAAGAGAGCTAAGTACGTTGACAGAACTCAATTTTTTGCTCAATACTACAATAACCCAAACGATCCCTCTTTGGATCGAGTGGACAGAGGTAGCTTCCAGTATTTTGATCGTAAGCATGTGCTGTACGAGGAAGGGCATTGGTTCTACAGGGATCAACGCTTAGCTATCTACGCTGCTGTTGACTTTGCATACTCCACGAGTAAGCGAGCTGACTACACAGCGGTAATTGTTATTGGTATTGATCAAGAGAGCAACGTATATGTTCTTGAGATTGACCGATTTAAGACAGATAAGATTCGAGATTACTATGACTCGATTATGAAGCTCCACAATAAGTGGTACTTTCGTAAGATCAGGGCTGAGGCGACTGCAGCACAGGCTGCCATCGTAGAGGAACTTAAAACTCAGTATATCCGTCCTAACGGACTAGCCCTGTCTATCGACTCATATAAACCTACGAAGCATGAAGGTACAAAAGAAGAGCGTGTAGATTCAATTCTTCTTCCAAGGTATGAAAACGGCACGATCTGGCATTATAAAGGCGGTCTTTGTCATACTCTTGAGGAGGAGATTGTTCAGGCTAACCCGCCTCACGATGATATCAAAGACGTTCTCGCTGCAGCTATCGATGTTGCTGTAGCACCTACACGTAGGACTCGAAAGAGAAATAGTAACGCAATTCAACTTCAGGCCCATAGCCGATTCGGTGGTTTGGGTGTTGCTCACTAGGAGTAAGCATGTCAAGTAATGATAAGGTACTAGAGCTACAGCAGTTGGCTGCTTCAGATAGCATCGCCCAAGGTATCGCATATAAATACAATCGCTATGAGCAGGATCGCAGGCCGTGGCTAGATGAGAAACTGGAAATTCGTCAGTATCTCTTTGCTACAGATACCTCGATGACTACAGCAGGAGCACTTCCTTGGCGAAACAAGACGGTGATCCCTAAGCTTACGCAGATTAGAGATAACCTGCAAGCAAACTACGAAATGGCACTGTTCCCTAATGACGACTGGCTGAAATGGGAGGCGTTTTCACTTGATGATAATCTAAAGAAGAAGGCAGAAGCAATTGAAGCATATATGTCAACTAAGCTACGTGATGGAGGTTTTCGACGTGTCATTCGTCAGTGCCTTACTGACTATATTGATTACGGGAACGCTTTCGCTACTGTAGAGTTCATTAATGAACAGAAGACTGATCCCATCACTGGTGATTTGATTCCCGGCTACATCGGCCCCAAGGCTGTTCGGGTAAGTCCTCTTGACATTGTGTTTGAGAACACTTCCTCTTCTTTTGAGAAGACTCCCAAAATAGTCCGTAAGATGAGGACTTTGGGCCAGTTGAAGAAAGATATTTTAGAGAAGCCTGAGCTTGGCTACTACTCAGATATTATTGAGAAGGTAGAACAAACTCGTGCTCTTCTCTCTCGCTATGAGTATAGTGATATCGATAAGTCACTTGGCTTTGTAGTCGATGGCTTTAACAGCCTCGGTGATTACTACAATAGCCCTTATGTCGAGATCCTTGAGTTCGAGGGCGACATCCACGATACCCGCACTGGGGAGCTTCTGGTTGATCGCTCAATTACAATTGTGGATAGGCTCCACGTAGCTCGCAATGCTCCACGCAAGAGTTGGATTCCTAACACAGACTATGTCCACGTAGGCTGGCGTAATCGTCCAGACAACCTCGTAGGCATGGGCCCACTGGACAATCTTGTTGGTATGCAGTACAGGATTGACCACCTTGAAAACTTGAAATCTGATGCTATGGATCTGGCAGTGTTTCCGCCTCTTAAGATTCGTGGTAACGTAGAAGAGTTTATCTGGGGCCCCGGAGAAGAAATTGACCTCGGTGATGATGGTGAGATCGAGGAAATGGGTCGTAATCTGAATGGTGTTATTACCGCTGAGAACCAGATTGCGATGCTAGAAGCAAAAATGGAAGAGATGGCAGGTGCTCCTAAGCAGGCTCTTGGCTTCCGTACTCCCGGTGAGAAGACAGCTTACGAGGTGAGTCAGTTAGAGAATGCAGCTAGTCGTATCTTCCAATATAAGATCACTCAGTTCGAGACAGAGTTCCTTGAGCCTCTCCTGAATAGGATGCTTGAAATGGCTAAGAGGAATATGGTAGCCACTGATGTAGCACGTACTCTCGACTCTGACTTCGGTGTTCAGAAGTTTGTAGAAGTGAGTAGGGAAGACCTCACAGCGAACGGAAAGATTCGTCCTGTAGGTGCTCGTCACTTCGCAGCTAGAAGTCAGCTTGTTCAGAATCTGACTGGCCTGTTTAACTCTCCAGTAGGACAGATGATTGCTCCGCACACTTCTGCTAAGCAACTTGCTAAGCTGCTTGAAGATACGTTTGGGCTTAATCGCTTTGATATCTTCCGTCCTAATGTGGCTATTGCAGAACAGAAAGAGACACAAGCCCTTGTTCAGACTGCTGAAGATCAGCTAACTGCTGAAGGTATGACCAGCACGGAGGATCCAAATGCCCAGTTCTAAGAACTACAAACGTAACTACAAGAAAGAATATGAAAACTACCACTCAAAACCAGCGGCTAAAAAGAAACGTGCGCAGAACAACAAAGCACGGAGTCAAATGGCGAAAACTGGCAAAGTGCGTAAGGGTGACGGGAAAGACGTAGCCCATAAGGATAATAATACTCGCAACAACTCTCGTAAGAACCTCAGTGTTCAGTCAAAGAGTAAGAATAGATCATTCGCCCGGACTAAGAAGGCTGGGAGAAAAAGAGGATGAAACTTAATTCTAAACTGAAAACAGCTCTAAAGGAGGTGCAAGATAAAGATGCTTTTCTTTCCGCACATGAATCTGCATGGGAGGTGATCCGGTATCTCTTGCGAGAGGAACTCGCTAGTATTGAAAAGGAAATTTTCAGTTGTGAGTATGATGTAAATTTTGAGGCTAAACAGATTGATCTGTTAGGCCAACGTAAAGCTATTAAAAAGCAATTATCAATCTATGAGGACTGACAATGTCTGATGAAATGTTTACGGCTGACCAGCCAACTGAAGGTGCTTCCTCTGAAGCTCCTGCCGCTACCACTCCTGAGTTTGAGCTTACACCAGAAGTTCAGGAACTTATTGGAGAAGGTAAAAAATACAGCGACCTAGGTTCTGCTATCAAATCTATTGCTCCAGCACAAGGACATATCTCTAAACTTGAGGAAGAGAATGCCAAGCTACGGGCACAAGTCGAGCAAGCTAATAAACTGGAAGCTGTACTTGAAAAGCTGAATGGCAAGAAAGAAGATACAAGCACTCAGACCGAGGCTCCCGCTATCGACATTAATGCCATCGCTGAGCATGTAGAAGCTAGTATGAAACAGAGAGACCAAGTTAACCAACAACAGGCGAACGTGGGTTCTGTCAAAGCTAAGCTTGAAGAAGTATACGGTGATGACGCAAAAGGTAAGTATGCACAACGTGCATCCGAATTGGGTATGAGCACTTCTGCTCTAACCGCACTGGCTGCTCAATCACCTGAAGCCGCATTGACACTTATCGGTGTCCCTAAAGTAGAGGAAGGCTCTGTCAAATCAGGTTCTGAAATCAATCCTGCTGCACTGGACGTTGGGCGCGAAAGCACTCAGAAGACAGTAATGTGGGGATCAACGACTAAAGAAGCGATTGATGTGTGGCGCGACTCTGCACCTAAACCCTAATACGAGGATTAACTAATGTCTCAGACTACTGGGAATACTCGCGCTTTTATTGAAGCGGAACAGTATTCAAACTTTATTCTGCGTAACCTGAAGGATGGTCTACTCCCTGAAGGTTTCTATCGCAACGTATCTGATTTCGGTACTGGCGAAACTCTGAATATCAAATCTATCGGCTCTGCCACTATTCAGGAAGTAACCGAGAATGAAGATATCATTCATAACCCAATCGACACTGGCAACGTAACCCTGCAGATCACTGACTATGTTGGCGATGCATGGTACATCACTGATGTTCTGCGTCAGGACGGTGCTCAGATTGAAGCTCTGCACGCTGCTCGCGCACAGGAAGCAACTCGCGCTATTCAGGAATACTTCGAAACTCGTTTTCTGGAAGTATGTAACAGCTCTCAGACTGCTGCCGATGCTAACCTGATTAACGGCTTTGCCCACCGCATCGCTTCTGCCGAGACCAACGCTGTAGCTTCTCTGGATCACTTCCGTCAGATGAAACTGGCTTTCGACAAAGCTAAAAACCCTTATGCTGGTCGTGTAGCTATCGTTGACCCTGTGGTTGGTGCTACTCTGGACGGTCTGGTAACTAGCACTTCTACCGTTAACCGTTCTAACCCACGTTTCCAGGGTATTCTGGAAGACGGTTTTGTACAGGAACATGAGTTCGTAATGAACCTGTTCGGTTGGGATATCTATACTTCTAACCGTCTGGCTCGTATCGCCTCTGAAACCATCGGTGCTACCACTGTTACTGGTGGTGTTGCTAACGTCTTCATGAACGTGCTGGATGACAACACTCGTCCTATTATGGCTGCATGGCGTCAGATGCCTAAAGCTGAAGGCGAGCGTCACGTTAAGAAGAAGCGTGATGAATACGATGTTACTGCCCGTTTCGGTTTCGGCCCTCAGCGTGTAGATACTCTTGGTATTCTTATCACTTCTGCATCTAACTACTAAGAGAGGTAAAAACTAATGGCTTACGAAACTGGCCCTGTTCGTGGTACTCGTAACTGGTACGGCCCTCGCACTATTGAGTATGCGAGCGTACTGGAAACCCGTACTTACGGCAAAGAAAAAGAGATTACCGTCTACTACGACCAGAACTCTCTGGACGTACTAGGCAACAATGCACTGGAAGGTAAGCTGCCCAAGGGGGCTAAACCGACCAAAGTGCTGGTACAGGTAATCGAAGCTGCAAGCGACGGTACTGATCCTACTATTGAGCTAGGTACTTCTGCTGGCGGTGCTGAAATCGTTGCTGCTCCAATCGATGCTGCTGGCATCTTTGACGGCACCGAAGGCGCTGCTGTAGGTGCTATCGCCGCTGCAGACGCATCTCTGTATATCAGCTTTGCTGGTACTGCTGCTGCTACCGTTGTTGGTAAAGGTAAGATTGTAGTACAGTATGATTACATTGGTGAGTAAATAAGAACCGGGGAGGGCTTCGGCTCTCCCCATCTTTTATAGGATAGAACATGGCAACGATTCAACATAAAGACCTAACTGGTGCCGAACTGCATGAACCCAAAGGCGTTGATGCTGCTGGTGCTGGTCAAATATACGTAGCCGATGGAGCTGGTAGTGGCAATTGGGAACCCGGTGTTGTATCAGCCTATGCTTGTTTACGTGTAAACTCAGACCAGACAACTACTGGTATGACTACAGCGTATCAAGAAATCAATAACGCATCTCTAGGAATTAATTGGTCAGGTTTAATTGTCGATCCAAATGGTAAAATTACTGGTGATCTAGCTAATGGCTATTTGACAATGACCGAAGCTGGCACCTACCAGATGAATATTTCATTAGCTGTTAGAGGGGCCTCTAGTGGAGCACGCCATTGGAGCTTCACTATTGGTAAGCAAGTTGGTGGTGCAGGTTCAATACTTGAACAGTCTGCTATTATTCGTTCCTACACAACTGCTAATAATACTTCAGATAATGAATCTGTAAGTTTAGCCTGTTTCCCTACATTCGCTGCTGGAGATAGAGTATATATAATGGCTCGATCAGAAGGTACTATTAGTGAAGTAGAAATTAGAGCTATTAATATGACATTTGAAAGAGTAGGATAAGATGGCTAAAATGACCCTATTAGAAATGGTTCAGGATATTCTGAATGATATGGATTCAGATGAAGTGAACAGTATTGATGATACACTGGAAGCTCGTCAGGTTGCTCAGGTTATCAAAACCACCTTTTATGATATTATCGCTAGTAGGGATTGGCCTCATCTGAATAAGTTTATTCAGCTTAACTCCCTTTCAGATTCAGCTAAACCAAACTACCTTAGCATCCCTGAGAATGTCCAGTATGTCCAGTGGATTAAGTACGATCTAATCGATCCTGCTGATCCTAACCCTAGACGTAAACTAACTGACATTAAGTATAAAGACCCTTCAGCGTTCGTTGACTTGATCTCTCAGCGTAATTCACTAGATGCTAATGTGACAGAGGTGTATGACGAATCAGTAGTTGGCCCTCTGTTGATCTATAATGATCGCAACCCAACCTACTACACTATTGTAGATGACGAGCATGTAATTTTCGATGCTTACAACAGCAATATAGAAGCAACCCTCCAGACCAGCAAAGTTGTTGCTCATGGAGTGGTGGAGCCTCCCTTCACTATTCTGGATACTTTTGTTCCAGACCTACCGGGGAAGGTCTTCCCTTTCTTGCTTTCTGAATCAAAGTCTGTAAGCTTTAATGTAATTAACCAAGCTGCTAACCCTAAAGAAGAGCAACGCTCTCGCAGGCATCGCACATGGATGGCTCGTAACAAACGCAGCCAGAACAAGGGAGCAATCAATCGCTACCCTGACTATGGCCGTGGTGGTAGGGGATCAGTTCGAGTACGCAGGAGAGACTAATGGAACCAGCACTAATTATCGACACTAAAGATTATTTTAATAAGAGCCAATATAAAGGGGCCTTGCATGTTGTTGGAGACGGTCGCTTCGGCATTTACAAGATTGAGTGGTCAACTAAAAGCGGTCATGTACCTGCTCCACTCCAAGGTACTTTTACTGATACTGCTACTGCTAAGCAGATGATTCTGGAATGGCTGCATAACCTAAGCACTATTGCAGAACATAAAGAACGTAGATCTGCTGCTAAAGTTGTAAAGAAGAAGACTGAAGCACCTGAAGACGAGGAATAAATAAATGGCTAAACGAGGCGGAGTTGCTGATTACAATTCGTTCGTACAAGGTCTTATCACTGAAGCAAGTCCTCTAACGTACCCAGCTAATGCTTCCCTTGATGAAGCCAACTTTGAACTGCAACGCAACGGAGCTAGATACCGTAGACTTGGTATCGGATATGAGTTCCTGTATTCGGATGCTAGTCACTTTCTGAACTATTATAATGATACGATTGTTCAGGAACAGATCTATATGTCCTTTGAATGGAAGTCTGCTGGTAATAGAGGGGGTCATGATTTTGCTGTAGTTCAGCAGGGTAAGTACATCTACTTTTATGCTATGGAAGGGAGTGCTATTTCTCAGAATAAGTTGGATTTCTTAGTATACCTCCCATACTACCAAGCCCCTGAAGCTACAGACGCAATGCTTAGGATGTCCCCTATATCAGTAGCAAATGTTAAAGGGTATTTAATTGTTACATCTGCTGCCATTGATCCGATCCTTATTAAGTATGATCCAGATCAAAGGTCATTTACCCTTTCGACTATTACAGTTGAGGTGAGAGACTTCACAGGCTTGGAGGATGAGTTCGAGATCGATTATCGTCCTCCTACTGCTGAGATGAATACAGAACACTATTATAACCTGTATAATCAAGGCTGGCTTACAGCTAACCTGACTACCTATAATACGGCAAAGTCTGCTTACCCGAGTAATGCGGATATTCAGCATCTCGGTAAGGACTCAACAGGAGCCTTCACTGCTGCACAGCTAGATAAGCAGTACTTTGGTAATACTCCTGCACCTAAAGGTAAGTTTATTTACAACATACTTCATAAGAAGTATGCAAACCTCTCCTTCACCAACACTCTACCAGCTAACACGATTAGCTATAGTAATGGCCTAATCACTGTAGATTTTGGTATTGCTCACAGCATGGTGGTTGGTGATGAGTTTAAGCTAAAGGGTGTTAAACAGACTGCTACTTGGGAAGAGGAAGATTGGGAAAGTGGGAGTGTAGGAACTCGTAGTATCGTCATTAAACATGAGAAAGATAACCTTAATAACAAGTACTACAAAGTAAATAGTGTTACCACGAACACGATCACATTCAGGTGGAAATGGGATGGTGATATCCCCACTGGATGGGGAGGCTCTAGAGTTAGTAATAAGACCTTGGTTCTTAGTGGTGGTAGGGTTCATTACAATCTCTCAACTGATGTACTAGAGGAAGAGATTGAAGAACGTCGATTCGAGACTGTTGCTGGCTATGCAGGGAGAGCTTGGTATTCTGGTATTGATGGTGGTCAGTATTCTAGCTATGTCTTCTATAGTAAGACACTTGAAAGAGCTGAGTTTGTTGGCGAATGCTTTCAAGAGGCTGACCCAACTTCAGAGCATCAGAGCGATCTAGTTGACACTGATGGTGGATATATTGTAATTCCAGAAATGGATAGATGTGTTACACTGGTGCCGATGGGCTCTGATCTCTTTGTCTTTGGTAATAATGGTGTGTGGAAGATTAGCGGTATTGACGGTACATTTACTGCTACAGCTTACCGAGTAGATAAGGTTAGTTCTGTCGGTGCGTGGGGGCCATTCTCCGTAGTTGCTGCAGAGAACCAGATCTTCTATTGGGCTAAAGGTGGTATCTACACTGTTGCTGCTAACGAAGTGTCACAGGCATTCGCATCTTCTAATATCTCAGAGGTTACGATTCAGTCGCTGTTTAATGACATTCCTAGTGAGAATAAGAAGTACGTTAAGGGACATTACGACCCTACCACTAAGACTGTCGAATGGCTGATCAATACTGATCTAGATTATGCTGAACTCCTTGCTAATAAGGAAGTTACACCTACTAACTACAACATGATACTGAGGTTTGATCTTGTTCTACAGGCTTGGTATAAGTATGAGCTTCCTCTAGGTGGCCCAGCTTCTAATGGCTTGAGACCGTTCATTGCTGGTGTATTTAATACTCAGGATGTAACAGCTATCTCAACTGAGGACAATGTTAGGAAATCTAACGGTGATCTAGTTGTAGACAGTCTGGGTAATGATGTTATAGCCGTTAGTAGGACAACTAGGGATTCTTTTGTACAGTCTAAGTATCTAGCTATTGGTCAACAGAGGACTAACCCATCTTTGGCAGGATATTGGTTCATGACCTTCGCCAACTTCAACGATTCAGCCTATGTGGATTGGAGAGATGATGACGGCAATGGATATGACTTCTCTAGCTACTTAGTAACAGGCTTTGACCTGATGGGATCTCAGGCTACTAAGAAGCAAAGCCACTACTTGCTCATGTTCTTTGACCAGACGGAACAAGAACTAGATGCAGGTGATCCTGACAATCCTTCTAGTTGCTTGGTCAGATCTCAGTGGGATTGGGCAAACTCTGCTAACTCAGGTAAATGGGGTACACAGTTCCAAGCTTACAGACTACCTCGACATTGGTATGCCGAAACTGCTATTGATAGCTTCGATTATGGTCAAGGCGTGGTTGTCACTAAGAGTAAGCTTAGGGGACGTGGACGTAGTCTTTCCATTCACATTGAAAGTGAACGAGGGAAGGATATGAAACTTCTTGGTTGGAGTATTGTCGCTTCTGGCGGTATGAGACCATAAGGAGAGTATTATGATTTTTGGTATTATTGCTCTAGCTGTCACAGCATTCTCTGCAGTACAACAGTACAGAGAGTCACAGAAGCAGGCGAAGATCCAAGAGGATATCGCACGCGAGCAGAAGAAGCAACAGGAGATTCAGAAGCGAGTGGCAGATGTAAAGGCTGCTCGTGAACGCTCCGAGATTGCTAGGAACCAGCGAATCAGGCGAGCGACGATGGTTGCTCAAGCTGAGGCAACTGGTGGGGCAGGGGGTTCTGCCCTAGCCGGAGGCTCTGGATCTCTGCTCACACGCTCTGCTAGTGAGGTTGGATTCAATCTCATGGGGCAGGCTGCTGGTGATCGGATCTTTGCATCTAATCAACAGATCGGTGATCTATCTGTTAGCGCGGCTCAGTCGCAGTCGCGTTCTGCTATGTGGGGTGCGGTAGGTAAGATTGCTGGTGGTGTGTTCGGCGCTACTGGTGGCTTTGGTCAGTTCGCTCAGGGAGGTGGTTCTGCCATCCCAAGCATGAGTGGACAAGCTGGTGTTAACTTTATGAGCCAGCAGGATCGTATGCTTTGGTCACAAAATAGAGGCTTTTAAGGATAGGTATGGACTTTCTTGAACAAAATAATGTAGACTTTCTAGCAGAAGAAGAGAAAGTCCCTGCTGTATATGGCCCACAGGCTAAAGAAGATGCAGCCTATACTTCTATGATGGGCGGCAGAAAGGACATAGCTCCTCATGCCGCTCTCTTAGAAGGACAGTTACACTCCGATGGCAAGTCTGCCGAAGTAGAGCAGGCTAAGACCAATGCTAATATCCGTCATCAGAAAGTCTCTCGTCGTCAATTGGAAGAGATTCTCTCTAACCCAGATGTGTCTGCAGCAGATGCTCAGGCAGCTCTTGAACAGTATCAGGACCAAGTTAATATTGGTACTGACCTCGCTACAGAGACTGGTATTGATCTGGCTAAGCAGGAACTGAATGCAGAAATCTCTGCCATGCGTCAGGCTAACATGCGTGACCTTATCTATGGCGAGCGTACTGATGCTAAGCTGGAAGCTTGGGAAACCTTCTCTCAGGAAGAAGTAGCTAGTCCTCTTAAGTGGGCTGGTGACTTCCTTGAGATTATGCTGCCCTTCGCTGAAGCTAAGACCATTGTTGGTGTAGCTGAAGAGCTTGGAATGGAGACCTCTCTGAAGGACTATATGCTCTACGGCACTAAGACTGCTCAGATCCAGAACAAGATGAGGTCTTTGTCTCCTGAGCGTCAGAGAGAGTTTGCCTACAAGATTAAGAACTACCTTGATAACCACTCTGGTTTCTTTGGTGGTAATGATGCTATGGCTTACTTCTATGCTGATGCACTGATCGAGAACCCTAACCCAGACACAGCTATGGAACTGCTGGATAACGTCATTGGTATGATTGACGTAGCTGGTATTGCTAAGATTGGTATGAAGGCAGTTAAGTATTATGGCAAGTCAGTTAAGAATCTGAATGAGCCTCCTGCTGGTTCTCCTTTCAAGATCATTGGTATTGCTAACCCTGCTGCTCAGGAACACATCGCTATTCGTGGTCTCCTGAATGAAAGGGATGAAGCTCTAGCTGCTTATGGTGTTACCCGAGCCCAGCTTACTTCTCAAATGCTGCCGAAGGTTACTGTTGGTCTAGACACTGCACGTATTGTAGAGTCACTCCCTGCTAAAGTAGCAGAGGGTGTTAACCACGTTCGTCACCAGATGAAGCTTCACGCAGCTCAGGGACGCACGCCTAAGCGTCTTATTCTTGATGCCGAAGCTGAGGTTAAAGCTGCTGCTGAAGGCAAAATGGCTCTCATTCTGAACGACCTCGGTAAGACTCTACCTGTTACTGATGAGCTGTACACCAAAGCTAACATCGCTTCTTCTCCAATTGAAGTAGTGGATGATGGCTTTAAGATCAACACAATCATGCAGCCTGAGTCTGGCAAGGGCTGGACATCTCGTGGTGCTATGGTTAATGATGTTATGGCTAAGCTGCGAGGCTCTGATGTAGAAGGGCTGGACTTCTGGTTCAAGCCTGCTGACTCTACTAAATGGGAGAAGGTAGATGGTAAACTTCCTAAGATCGCTGAGCAGAGAGCTGGCGAATGGGCTTACAGTCTTAATATCAAAGTGGACGATGATCCTATTTGGAAGGCTGCCCTCGGCCCTGACTATGTACGTGCCTACACTGGTCGTGTAAGTAAGTATATCTTTGGCCCTCATGGAATGTTTGACAAGAACATCATGAATCCTGCTACTGTTGCTAGGGATCGTCAGGCTTCTATGGAAACACGTATGCAGAAGATTGTTGCTGACTCTGCTAAGCGTATTGAAGATAAGAAGGCTTTCCATCAGGTTATGGATGCCTTGCAGGAAGGTGATCGTGTAGAAAAAGTCTTCACTCCTGCTGAACTTCGTGAGCAGTTTGGTATCGCTATCGACAGCGGTGCTATGCAGGCTTACTATGAGTTCCGAGCTGTACAGGATGAACTATGGGCTCTGGCTAACGAAGACACTCGTAGGTTGATGCTGAAAGAAGGTTGGCAGTCTCTCTATGATAAGGCTGGTAACATTATTGACAAGCCTATGAAGCCTCTTGACCTAGAGATCGCTGCTAAGGTTGTTGAGAAGCCTATCGTAGTTTATAACGTAACTCGCAATAGCCTCCAGCAGATTAGTGGCTTTGATGAACTTGAGAAGCTGTATGGTAAAGGCGCTATCCTTGGTCGTAGGCATGAAGCCTATCGTCCTATTAAGGAAGTAGACGATGTCTATGAATATGTACTGGTTCAACCTAACCAGAAGACACGTATTGGCAACCTGACTCACACTCCTCTCAAGTATCGTCATGGACATATCTCTCGCATCTACAAAGATAATGAGTTCTTTGTCCAGCTTAAAGGTTCTAGGACTGCTAAGGTTAATGGCAGAGAGAGCACTCGTGGTCATGTAGAGACTGTCGCTGTGACTGGCTCTCGTAAGGAAGCTGAAGCTTTCATTGCGAAGCATACTGAGTATGATGGTGAGCTGTCTATCCTTGACCGTAAGGATGCCATCAAGCACATGAGTAAGGAAGAGCTTGATTACGAACGACTGACTGGTGGATATATGTCTGCTCAGAAGCGTCGTGGTGATCGCCTCCTGAACCATGAAGGTAGTCATGCTGCTATTGAGAACCCTCTCGAAGCTATGGCTCGCACCATCAATGCTGTCTCTCATCGTGAAGCTGTTAAGCCTTTCTTCGATAGTCAGGCTGCTGCATGGATGAAGACCTTTGGTGCTCCACACGGTTATGAGAAGTTCCCTATCTCTATCTCAGAGTTGGATAGCTTCTTGAAGCAGGTCACTGATCCTACTGTAAGGGCTAAGGCTAGGGCTCACTGGCAGTTCATTAATATGGTAAGGGGTATGCCCTCAGAAGTTAGTCAGGTATGGAAGAGCTACATGCTGACTGTTGCTGAGATCCTTGACCATAAGAACTTCCCCGGCGCTTCCCTGTTGAAGACTCTGGCTTCTAAGGCTGCTGATACAGCTCCTATGAACTCTATGAAGAAGGCTGCATTCAACCTCTTCATTGCTCTGAACCCTATCAAGCACTTACTGCTACAGCCTACACAGATGGTACAGATGTCTATTCTGCATCCTGTGTATGCCACTACTGGATTCATTGCTGACTTCTCTGATGTAGCTATGGTACTTATATCAGGTGGTAAGTTTGGATCTAAGAAGGGACAGGAGCTGGCTAAGGAATTTGAGAAGACTGGTCTGCTTGATGCAGTACAGAAACACGTCTTCTTGAACCCCGGCTCAGAAGCTCTCCACAGCCCTCTAGCGCCTCAGTTTGCTGATATAGGTACTAAGGCTATGCGTGGTGCTGGTCAGTCGATTGCAGTGCCTCGTAAGGGCTTTGAGTACGGCGAAAACATCAACATTCTTGGTCATTGGCTCTTCGCTCGTCATCGTTGGATGCAGAAGAACCCCGGCAAGAGTTGGAAGACTCAGAAGGCTTCAGCTCAAATTCAGGCAGATGCTCGTGATATCTCACTGAACTTCTCACCTGCTGGTAAGATGGGCTATCAGGATTGGGGCACCACTACTGGTGCATTCAGTTCTATGCTGCTTCAGTTCTTCAGCCACTCTCACAAGATGTTAATGAGTATGTGGCCTCAGTTCGCTGGTGGATCGAGGGCCTTTACTAAGGCAGAGAAGATCAAGCTTGCTACTGGTAATACACTGATCTTCGGCGCTACTGTATGGCCTATCGTCAGTGACTATGTAGATGACATGATCGCTCAGGTTGATCCAGAGATGTCGCCTGAGAAGGCTCAGCTAATTAAAACTGGTATGTCAGACTATCTGGTAAGTCAGGCTCTGAGTATTGCTGCAGGAGAGAAAGTAGATGTACGTCCTCAGAAGTCTTTGGCTCCTATGGGTAACATCGACGCTACTCTACATACTTTTGTGGATGTGCTTACTCAAAGTCCTGAGTACCGTCCTTATGTTTCTGCTCCCATTGCAACTATCGGTGTGGGAATGGATACTTGGGATGTTCTGACTACTGCTTGGGCTATGGATGATGAGATCTTTACTAATCAAGATATCTTCCTCCGTACCCTGCACACAATGGCTGAGATCTCCCCAGCTATGGGTCATATCACTCAGACTACTGTTGCCATACAAACTGGTAAACTGAACTCTAAGTTTGGTAATGAGGTTGGTAGTGTCAATACTGCTGAGGCCTTGTGGAAGCTTACTGGTTTCCAGACAGGTTTAGAAGCTGACATCTATAGCGCAAGAGATAAGCTCTTTAGTCTCAAGTCTGTAAGTGGTGGTAAGACTTCAGGCAAGGGTAGGGAAGCTGAGATCGAATCTGAAGTTACTGATCTCTTCCGTGGCATGAACCGTATCATGAAGACTTCAGATATGTCTGATTCTGATAAGGCTATGTTGTTTACTCGTCAGCTTATGCTGATGTACAACACACCTAAAGAGAAGAAGGTAGCTTATCGTACTATTAGTAAACTCTCCCGAAGCATGATGCAGAAAGGAGAGGAGAACTTCTGGTCAGGAGTTATCAGAGAGATTTATAAGTCTCCTGCTGCAGAAGAATACAGAACATTTACACAATACCTAAATGCTCCAGAAGGCGTTGAAGCTACACTGGATGCCCTCAAAGAGTCTAGAGGAGGCTTGAATTAATGGCTACTATTTATCGAGCAGAAGAAAAGAAATCTGCTGGCAGTTTGGGATACACAGGTAAGCCTGTCGTAGATCAGTCGGCTGCTACAGAGGGTGCTGCTCTTGCTGGACTCGTAGAGACTGCTGGCACTACAGCCCTTAGCGCACACAAAGAAATCAAAGTTGCTGAACTACAGAAAGACTTGGAAGGTGACATTGATAACTTCTTTGATCGTAGGGCTACCATTGCTGCCGCAGAGGGTGAGATGTTCGGATCTCCAGATGAGGATTCTTTGGTAAGTCAAGATGATCCAATGATTAGGGAGGCTCGTGAAGAAGCGGCCTCCTTAATTGCTGCAGCTAAGGCTGGCTCTATGTCTACTACTGAGCTGAAGTTGCACCTAGATACTAAATGGAAGATGCGTAACCAGAACTTCCCCGGCTATGCTGATGACTTCCGTAAGATCTACGGTCAGGTAATGTCTGACAACCAACTCCGCCTATCTATTATTGAGGCTCAGGAGAAGATTGATCAGAAGTCTATGGTTGATATGGATAAGACTATCCGTACTGAAGCCATGAACCTCGGTATTCCGGGCTTCATGACTGCTGACCTAGATTCTCTGGCTATGGAGATTGCTGATATTAACGGTTCAGCTACTGCCTATACTCGTTATATGAACGACGATAAAATGGCTAAGGTAGAAGGTGCCAAAGGTTATCAGAAGTCTGAACGTGGTCGTGTTGAACTGTTTAAGCTTGACTTGCAACAGCAGGTACAGAGCTTCCAGCAGGAATTTGGCAGAGAGTTATCTCGTGAAGAGTTTAACTTAAAAGCTAACGAATACCTCGACACTTACATGAATACTCAGCGTACCGTATTCGGTGACACTGTAAGTAATGAGATGTATGGTCAGACTCGTCAGCAGCTTGAAGACTACATCTCGGATATGGATAAGGTCATGGCTGGTGAAATGTCGCTTGATCAGCTTAACAACCGTAATGAAATGATCACCTCCACTCTGACTAATGAGATGCTGCGGAACCCTTCAGTCGCTCGTATCGTGTCTGCTGGTAAGGCATTTGGCCCAGAAGTCACTCAGTTCTATATGTCTCACATTGCTGAGAGCCCAGAAGGTGCTAGGATGTTCTCTGATATCTCTAGCTTTATCTTCTATGGCGGAGGCTTCCCACCTAATATGCCTACTGATGTACCGGGCTATCAGGATGCACTGAAGTCTATCACTGACTATAGCCTTGCTGCTATTAGTGCAGATTGGGATTCACTTAGTCAGGAAGATCGGGAGACTGCTCTCAAGTTTACTTCAGCTATGTCTGGTATTCTTGGAATGGATCGCCCTGTCTACACTCCAGAAGAAGCAGATGCTATGCTGAAGTTTGCGGCTAGTGATGGCTTCTACGGTGCTGTAACTAAGAGCACTGAGATGAATCCTCATCGTGAGAAAGTGACCAATGGTGTAAGTAGGTTTGTTGGTGACATCTCTGATGACATCACTCAGAAGCTTAACATGGAGCTGGGTCAGATTAAGGTTGGTGGTCAGGTAGGCCGTCCTAATCCTAATGATCTACGACTGAGTGTTAAAGATGCTGTAACTATGAGCTTCGATGCTGAAGGCTTTATGACCTTCTCAGTGAACGAGGGAGCAGTTAAGTCTGATCCTGAGTTGAAGTCTCGTGTACAGGGAGTAGTGAATAAGTTCAACAAGGGCTACGCTAATCGTTACAATAATTCTGTCAGGGCTGCTGCTCATGCTAGTGGTCATAAGGACTACCGCAAAGCTTCTAATACTCTGAGAACTGGTGTCAACTTCACCACTGCTAACATTGTAGATGATGCTGCTGGCGCTACTCGCTTTGAAGTACAGGATATTATCGACTCTACTTCTAACCCATCAGAACGTATTTCTAAACTGCAGGAGAAAGGAATCACCCCCAGCTCTGGAGAGATTGCTGAGGTACTGGGAGTAGCTGGTAATGAGAAAGCTGTGAAGGTCTTGAATGATCTGACTCAGGGAGCCGATCCTAATGAGATTATTGAATTGTATGGAGATGATGAAGAAGTGCTTGGTATGATTCGTAATCTATACGGAGTAAGGTAATGGATAAAAAGATGAGAGGGCAGGTAAGGAAGCCTGCCCCTGTTACTGGAACAGATGTCATGGAGGGACTCAAAACTTACGTCTCTGATGTGACGAGTGGTAAGTACCTTGAGGCTGGGTTGAAGCCCCTAGCGGATCTGAATGCTCAGAATAAGGCTAAGCTTGAAGCTCATATGAGAGGTGAGAAGGTTGGCCCTGCTTCTACTCCTAGTGAAGATTCTATTGCACAGGCGATGGATATCGTCACTCCTATGAGCAAGGTAAGCGGGCTGGCTGGTATCTTAGCTGGCCCTAATGCTATTCAGAAGCTTCCTTGGGATCATCCTAAACGTGTAGCTTACGATACAGCTCTGGAGATGAGATGGGATGGAGTAGAGCCCGACATCATCAATAAAGCATTTAAGAAATCTGGTGTTAAGGTTACTCCTGATGGAAATCTTAAGTGGGAGATTGACGACTCTGCTGCTTCATGGAAGTATGACCCTCAGTTCCTCACCCCTAAAGGAGAAGCTCCTGCTGGAATGACTCCTTCCTATAAGGTAGGTGATGTTCTAGATCATGAAGAGCTTTATGCCGCTTACCCAGAGTTTAGAAACTATGACTTAGTTGTAGTAAGGAACAAGCCGGGTGAGACACAAAAGGGTAGCTTCAGTCCTTCACAGAAGAGAGTTACTCTTGATATCTCAGAAGGAGATCCTATTGGTGAACTTTCTACTATGATTCATGAGATGCAGCACGCTGTACAGACAGTAGAAGCTTTCAGTAATGGGGCTAATCTCAGTGTCGTAAAGAATCGCCTAGATGCTATGGGCTATAGCGCTGAAAGGGATGATCTATGGAGACTGTATGCTCTCAACCACGGAGAGGTAGAGGCAAGAGCAGTTCAGCATAAGTTCAGGATGCAGGTTGACCCGGAATACGCAGCTAAGTACACAGAACGTGCAGAGGCAGCCGAGAGGGTCGCTGGTAGGATTGAAGGAGAGCAGCCCAAACGAGCTGCCCGTGTTCGTAAAAGAGCAGAGGGACTCAAGGAGGGTGAATTTCTTCACGACCCTGAATCCCTTAAAGCTGCACTAGATGACGTACCAGAGCATGTCTGGCAAGAAGAGTTTGGTGAAGGAACTGCTCAGAAGATTATGGATCTTCGACAATCTCTCTCATCGAAGTAACTCTCACTCTATCTGTTTTAATCTCAAACTTTCCAAGTACTTTTCCTTTGTACTCATAGGTGACAACAGGGGCCTCTACTGGCCCCTCCACCTTTGTCACTTTCACTTGTCTGGAAAGGAGGGCATCATTCATGCCCTCTCTATCCTCCTCGGGGATCCTTCCCAAGATCAGGGCTTCTATTCTTCGCTGCTCTTCGATATCCATACTTCACTCCAATCTCCCACTAAGGAAGCTTTCGAATACTCAGTTGATCGTGTCTCAAAGAAGTTAGAATGCTCTACTCCGTTGAGGATTTCGTCGAGCCAAGGTAGAGGGTTATCCTTAACTCCCCAGTTTGGTTTAAGACCGAGTTGCAGTAAACGTCTATCTCCGATATATCTAATGTAGGATTTGACCTCATCAGGCTCCAAACCTTCGATGCCACCAAGTTCAAACACCAGATCAATGAACGCATCTTCAAGAGATACCATCTCACGGGCAATGTCGTAGATTTCTCGTTTGAAATCATCTGTCCATACCTCCCTATTTTCTCTAATGAAGGTTTTGAATAGCTCAATCATCCCTTCAACATGCAACGATTCATCACGAATAGACCATGTGACAATCTGACTCATCCCCTTATACTTGCCAAACCTACTGAAGTTCAGGAGGATGGCAAAGGAACTGAATAGCTGCAGTCCCTCAGTGAATGCTGGATACACTGCTAGGGTGCGTGTCATTTCTTTCAGCTCTGCCTCTTCGACATAGGGACTGTCCAGTAATCTAGCAGCCATAGGGTCATAGTTACTGACGTAATCATGCTTAGCTGCCATCTCCTCATACTTAGAGAAAGCCTGATACTCAACCTCTGGCATACCGATTGTATCCAGTAGAAGTGAGTAGGCTTCCTGATGAATGCTCTCCATATTAGCGAAAGCACCCATCATCATACGAAGTTCTGGCTTCTGAAACAACGGGATAAACTTATCATAATATCCCGCTGCTACATCCACATCACCTTGAGTGAAGAAACGGAAGAGCTGAGTAATCAGGTTCCGTTCCTCTTTACCTGCCCTTCTCCAATCTCTAACATCCTCGTGCAGTGGAACCTCTTTAGGAATCCAATGCATCCTTTGTTGAGCTTGGTAGTATTCAAATGCCCAAGGATAGTCAAAAGGTTTGTAATACTCTCTTGTACCTAATAAACTCATATCAACCCTCGCAACTTAAACATTCAACTTCATCCAACTTGATGCGCTCAACCTTCTGAGCAACCTTCTCAGCCCTCCTAGTAGCCGTGGTGCGCTGGTAGTAGAGAGTTTTCACACCCTTCTTCCACGCTCGCAAAATAAGCCCCAGAGGGACGCTAACGTGAACTTCAGGATTAATATAAAGGTTAAGCGACTGTGACTGGCAAATATGCTGCTGCCTGTCTGCCGCATGATCAATAACCCACTGCTGATCGATCTCATAGGCAGTACGGAACACTTCACGTTCCCAGTCATCAAGCCAATCAACATGCTGGACTGACCCTTCGTGCAGAAGTATATCTTTCCATACCCTCTCAGCATCCTTGTCATCAAACCTTTCTCTGATGATATGATCAAGATGCTTATTTCTGACCGGGTAAGAACCTGATAAAGTTTTATGTGTGAATACATTACTTACAATAGGTTCGATGCTTGGTGATGTACCTACAATGATGCTACTAGAAGCATTAGGAGCAATGGCAAGAAGATGAGCGTTGCGAACGCCAGTGCCTTCGAGATCAGAGGGCTCTCCTCGTTCAGCAGCAAGGGCGACCGATGCATCATAAGCCTTCTCCTTAATGTGTTTGAAGATACGACGATTCATACCCACAGCTACAGGATTCTCAAAAGGAATCATCTTAGACTGCAAGAGTGAATGCCACCCCAATGCCCCAATACCTATTGACCTCTCAGCCTTAGCAGAAGCAATAGCTCGTCCCAGATAAGCTGGTGCGTTGATAATGAAATACTCCAGTACGTTATCAAGAAATCTCACTACATCTGCAACGAACAACTCATGATCCTTCCACTCGTCCCACTTCTCTAGGTTCAAACTACTCAGACAACACACTGCTGTCCTTTCAGCATTAGTTGGGAGTGTGATCTCACTACACAGATTAGAATGGTGAACCAGAAGTCCACGTTCCTTCAGTGCTTCTGGCAGAGCTTCATTCACTGTGTCCTTAAACATAACAAAGGGTTCGCCTGTCTCATGACGAGACTCGACAATCTTCTGCATAAGTACACGAGCATCGACAGTCTCTACTACATCCCCTGTATGTGGGTCTATAAGATCCCAACTGGTATCAGCATGGGGGTCAGTAATAGCAGCGTCAATAATACGCATAAACTTATTAGTGATAACAACCCCATGATGAAGATTGAGACACTTCCTATTAGCATCCCCACCCGTAGGCTTTCTGATATCCAATACTTCAAGGATCTCAGGATGCCCGATGTCTGTCCAGATTGCATAGCTTCCCCTTCGTGTTACACCTTGATTGAAGGCAAGCATTTGGCTATCCACCACATGCATAAAAGGGACAGAGCCAGTGGAGGCAGAACCATTGGATGTTCGTGTGCCATTAGAGCGAATATGACCCCAATACCCGCCAATACCTCCCCCAGAAGAAGCAAGCCATATATTTTCCACATAGTGATCTCCTAGCCCTTCTCGTGAATCTGGGACATAGTTCAGGAAGCAGGAGATTGGCAGGCCACGAGCCTTACCATACTTATCCGCTTCAAAGTTTACATCCCAGTCTTCGTCTTCTTGGGCCCATTCAAGTCGCTCAGGCGCGTTGGAGAGAACTGGAGAGGCCAGTGATAGCCACTGTCTTGAGACATATTCATAGATTCGCTGTGCCATTGCGTCCGAGTCCGAGAACGCTGTAGCTGCCCTTGCGAATGCCTGCTGAATCGTCTCCCCCTCATATACATACCTCTCTTTCAACGTAGCCTGACTAAATGGAGTTAAGTTCTTAGTTAATGATTCATCAATCAGCATCTTTATTCGCTACCTCCAACATTGCTGAAGCTACTACATCCCTGCCATATTGGAAAGGGCCGTTGAGTAGTATCTCAAATAAGATTCCAATCCATACGACAGGAGTGACTATGATGTTATAGAAGCGGATCACCGTGATACACCTTCTAGCTCGTCAGCTACCAGCTTAGCGTAGCCTGCAATATCAATCCAACTGTCTGAGTAGTCTGGATCACCATTAATGATACGACCCATCTTATGACAGATCATCTCAAGTGACTCTCGCTGAGATGCTGATAGTCGGGCCGTCTTCTCATCATCAGAGAACAGACAAGACTTCAATGCCTGTGTAATGAAAGCATGATCTTCGAATCGACCATAACGACTGCCCCGTTCCTCTAGAACCTTATCTACTTCTACTGCTTCTGTGTTCATACTCTTTTCTCCATTGTATTCTTCAGGGTGGTCCATCATATGTTTCTTAACTTCTTCATAGTGGAGTCCATCATTACCATTCTGACCGATAACGTCAATCCTGTTACTCATCTTTCACAAACACTCCGTCTACCATGCGCCCCTTACGGCTAGAGATAACACCATAAGCATGAGCAAAGCACTCAGTATTAGTGAGACCATAGAACGTAGCAATATTCTTAAGTACCACTTGAATGTCACCAATTGCATCCATTACCTCTTCTCTATCATCCTTAAGAATACCTTGGTGAAGCTCGTCTACTTCTTCAAGTAGCTTCCCATTATACTGGCCCAAAGGAGATGAGTGTGTATAGATTCCCTTCTCATGAGCCCATTCATATACAGCCTTCTCTACTTGTTCATAACTCATTAGCCATACCTCCGTTCTAGGTAGTCGAGAGAGACGAAGAGTGGATCGTACATCCCTTCATGTACGTCGAACTTATGAATAATCCCTCTCCAGTACTGTGTTCCTTGTGGAGAGAGGTAATCCTCGTCATGGGTATAGCAAGATCCGGCAATAATATTATATATTCTCCGGTCTCCCAACTGATGTATATCGAAATCAAGTCCTTGTAAGTGTCCAGAAGTGCATGAGCGCATTTCTCGCTGACCCTGAGCTCTTGCTGAAGGTGCTCCTCTAGCCGCTTGCATAACTCTGCCACTTCCGCTTCTTGGGAAGTAGTGAGAATATGTGACTCCGTCCACTGTAACAGTGTCGAGAAAGTCATATACGTCCCATCCTGCTTCTTTATACCCGAGGTCGTCTGTCGATATAGTTCCGTCCAAGATTGCGTCATTTTGAATAGCCCTATTGATTCGATTCTCATGGTTCCCAAGGGTCATGATCATCTCTGGTTTATACTGCTTCTGTTTGTTTAACCTCTGTCGTCGGTTGAAGTCGTTGAGAGGCCCAAGTAAGACCGACATCGCTTTGCGAGTCGCTTGTACGTCCTTGGAATATCTGCGCCCCTCGAACCCTTTAGTGCCGCGATCATAGCTACTGAGTGACTCCATATCAGCGAAATCACCCAGACAAACAACAACGTCAGGCCGATGCTCAACGATATAACGTCCGATGTTGTCCAAATAATCATAATCGACTCCCTCTTTAGTTTGTACGTCTGGAATTACTATATGCTCTCTAGGCATTGGCTTTCCTCTCTTCATTAGTTTTGATTTGATGGCAAGGCTTACAGAGCACTTGTAGTCCAGATGTATCTACAAACATCTTTTCCACAAACTCGGGCAAGTCTTCGAACGATTTCAAAGTACCTGTCGGAGTAATATGATCGACTTGAACCTCAGTTTGTTTGAACAGTTCACCGCACGATGCACACTGGTACTTACCTCTTGCAACCTTTGCTTCCCTAATAGCTTCATACTTCGGGGGCCATCGGTTAAACTTCTCCCTTAGTCCTGACCTAATAAAGCTCCAGAACTTAGCTGTTGTCCACTCAGGGTAAGTGGGCCAAGGTGGTGTCTTACGTCCCAAGAATCTCTCCTAATAATCATAGAATTCGTCGATAATCTTGTTAGGATTATCTTTATGGTAGACCTCTCCAGCATAAGGATCTAACGTATACATTGTGCCCTTATCCTCGTGGGACACATTCATACGATAGATGGTATCATGATCCCCTCCAACCCTCGCCATGACAATCAAACCGTCATCTAGTTCAGCCTTGTAAGTAAAAGTGTATTTAAAGTAGGAACTAAAAGACAACTCTACATCCTTATACTTCTCGTAGAACTCAGCTCTAGTCACACTTAGGTCCTCCTAAAAATTGTGGTCTCCAGAACTCAGCTTCCATACGTCTCATCCATAAGAGCTGGCCTATTTCTACCATCGCCTTCTCTGGATCGTCGTATTGGATGGCATAATGCAGCCCGACCACTCGTTCCATCTCAGCAATAGTGTTGCAATCACTAAGAGCTTTCTGAGCTGTCTTAGGGCCCATCCGTTTGATTCCGGGGATATTGTCTGTATCGTCTCCTGTAAGGAGCTGCTGGTAAAAATTACGATCTGCTTGATCTGAGGTAACATAAAGTAACTCCTCTTTCCTCGGTCTGTAATGCCAACCGGGTGTGTTAAGGAGATCTTTGTCGTCTGTGACAATGACTACATCATCACCTCCCTCCATCAAACCGATACTTAACTTATCATCAGCCTCCTCTCCAGATATGAGTTGAGTATAAGGTTGCTTCAACAGCCACTTCTTGATATGTGAATAGTTGACAGGCTTCTCTATACCATCCCGATTGCCTTTGTACTTCTGTATGGTAGCAACTTTCTCTCTGAAGTTACCCTCACCAGTTAAGAACACAGTGATGTCATCGGTTTCAAACATCTTTTGATACTTACGAATCATATTCTTAATAGTAAGAAAAGCCGAAAGAGGGGGCTGGATCTTGACCTCGTGGGTCAGTCTCCAAGCATCCCCCTCTAACGACTTTATAGCTTCATTAATCTGCCTCTTATCAGAGGAGACAAGGACAGGTTCCCCCGTCCATGCCCCTTCCTGATACAATGAGTAGATATTCTTTTGTGTTGCAAATCCAACAGAGTACATCACGATGTCGCCATCAATCAGTACCTTTTTGAATTTCATTGGACTAGCTTAATGCCTCCTTCTTCGGGGCCAAATGCTTCGTCATGCTTACTCTGAATATCTTTCATTGCGGAGTAAGCTCGTGGTAGAATATTATCTCGATACTCAGTTACGCCAGATTCCTTATGACGGATGACATAGCCAAGTTCGCCTTCATATTCTTCAACAGTAAGTTTGTAATTGTTAGTTTCAAATTCCATAAGCACTCCTTAAAATGGCAGATCTTCATCGGTTTCTTCGAGCCAAGTATCAGCAAAGCCAGAGTAGTTCTCAGCCTCTTTGATCTTCTCTCGCTGCCAGCGTGGGAGACTCATGTAGAGTTCCTGATCTGGTACATCGAAGTCGAAGTATGTCGCGGGATTCTCAAGCTCAGGTACTTCTACACCTGCCATCACCTGCATTACATTGGTGACTTTAGCATTGCCAGTCTTAGTACTGCCTACTGACAGGAGACATGGCAGATCTAGAAGCTGATCAAAAGATGCAGCGTCAGGCTTCAGAGTCTGAACCAGCTTCATCAGGTTGGACTTCTCAAAAGTAGAGATAGTGTATTCCTTGCCAATCCAGCGAGGGCGGTCAACCTCATTACCTTCCTTATCTTCGAACTTGATTCGTTCACTTGGAACCTCAAAGGTAATCATCAGCCGAGGCTTAGACTCCGTAGGGGCTCCAGTCTGATAATCAGTTTGTGGTTGGATACCAAAATCGACGACCTGTGCAATACGGGCTGGGTACGTACCGTCCGGAATACGGCCCAAGTCTTTCTTAGCTCCACCTGTTTTTACATTTTTAAGTACTAGTGTCATTAGCGTTTTCCTCTAAAGTTTTTGAAAGCTCGTTACGCTTTTTCATCGCTTCCCACTCGTGGTCAGGAAGGTCAGAAGTAGGGTTGTAACCAAGTTGTTTAATTAGAACATCTTCATCATAGCGTTGCTCCGAATCTGTCATGAAGTTCATCCTTTGCCTTGTTTACCCTAGTCTGAAGGACAGAGAGAGGTTCACCTGTAAGATCACTAATCTCTTCCCAAGTCTTCCCTTCTAGCCTAAACTTAAGTGGGTACATCAGTTGTGGCGGGAGTGTGTTGTACATATCCTGATACGTCTTTCCCGCATTCTTGTCAAACTCTCCGCGTCCATCGGATCGTAGTAAGCCTTTAATCTTCTTCACACCTCGTAGATATAGAGTCTCAGACGACCTGCGCTCAATACCAAGACGATCAGCGATTTCCTGATGAGAATACCCTTCAACAAGTTTCAGTCGGAGGACATCCCGCATATTAGGCTTCATACTAGCAGTGTAGAAATACAGGCTCTCTACTATCTGCTTTGTGTTAGTCCGTTCCTCTTGAGCAGCATCAGGGATATGCTCTGCCCAAGTTGATGCTCCGGGTTCATCGCTTGCCTTTGCATCTAGACTAACCGCGAGACCAGTATTCATTACATCTTCACTGGCCTTCAACTTCTCCATATAATGAGAGACAACAGAACGAGTTACCCACACAATGAAGGTAGACTCAGAGCCCCTGCTCTCATCATAAGTATCTTGACGTTCTAGAAGTTTAATCCATACATCAGAATAAAGAAGCTCAAGAGTTTCTTCATCTTTAATATTCATATCACGTATGGTTGACCGTACTAGAGCATTATAATTATTAATAAATTCATTATCAATTTTCATAAGCGTACCCTTATTATACCGAAAATTTAGAGAAACTACTACACTTAGTGGGTCTGGGCCCAGTTAAGCCCAATCTTAGCCTCTCCCGCTAGTGGGACATTTAGCTGTAGATACTCACCAGCAGCCCTCACACTGTCAGCAGCAAGCTCTGCGTGGCGCTCTGCATCATCCTTAGCTACATCTGTCTGACCCTCATCGTGCATGTCTATAACTTTCTTAGCGTCGAGACCCTCTATCCTGTCCCACTCATCAAGCATAATCATAGAGTACTTCATTACCGTGGCCCCTGCCGCTTGCAGCAATGTGTTGAGAGCTTTCCGCACTTGCACTTGTCCGGAATCTTTGTCCCGACGCATTCTGATTTTACGGCCATCGAGCCCAACGAGATAGCCTCTCCCAGCAGCACGCTGAGCTTGTTCAATGAGGGTTGCGAGCTTAGGATTATTTGCAAGGAACTCGGACTTAATCCGCTTCCCTTCTTTTCTACCTCCTCCAACAATTCGTCCAATCTTGACATCTCCTGCTCCATAGTTGAACGCATAGATGAAAGTCTTTGCCGCATCTCTCGTAGGCAGTCCTGCTGCAACTTGGTTCTTCGTGTGGATGTCTCCATCTACTACCTCCTTACTGAAGTCATCATCATTTATATAGTGAGCTAGCATACGGAGCTCAAGCCCAGAGGCATCATGACCTACTAGCCTGCGGCCTCTAGGAACTGTGAACAGACTTCTCATCTGCCACCCAAAGGGAACATAACTAGCTGCTTTAGGAACATTCACCACTATAGAATGCCTGAACCTGTATGTTGGTGTGCCTATTGTAATACCCGATGCTGTTAATTTCCCATCAGGGCGCAGCTTCCTCAGCCATCCAGCAATCTGAGACTCCCTGTGTGAATAAATGTACCATGATGCTATCCACGATCCGACCTCGCTATCAATCTGGAGGAGTGAGGGGCAGGGTTCCCCATCAACTGTAAGTCTCGGATTGCCCTTAATAGTGAAGTTCTGAGGATGCCAGCCGAGTCTGAGGAGCTGGGCAATAAGCTTAGCACGGCTCCCCAAGTCTGGTTCCACGAACTCCACTCGTGTAAATTGGCCTGAGACAACCGAAGGGTCTTCGTACCATTTACAGACTTGAGCAGTATAGCCACCTGATTTGAGGAAGGGTTTCGAAACAGGTATACCTTTGTTTGGCAAGGTGTACTCAGACGACAGAAAAGGACGTATCTTTCTGTAGAGTCGAATCTGTTTCTCCCGTAGCACGTAGATATAGAATCTGGCTCTTGCTTTATTAAATACGACACCATTAATCTCCTGCTGGGTTATGATACGCTGCACATTGTGCTCGCATTCCAACGCTTTCATCATAGATTGGAAATCCGGGGATGCTCTCGCCATACTCTTCCTCCAATGCTTTTAATATTTTCACATTCACCCTGACATCTTGTTCACAATAGGTCAGCATCTCTTCAGAGAACCGAGTCCAATCATTAAAGTCTCCTTTAGGTTCACCTAAGACAGTTCCCCAGTCTTCAAGAGAATGACCCCAAGGACGCTCAGGCCACAAATACCTACTCGTAACCAGTGTGTCAAGGACATTTGTTTGTCTAATGAACTGCGTAATTCGATTATCAATGACCATGCGCACAGCAGGTATATCGTAACCAACAATGTTGTGACCAATAAGTGTGTCATATCTACTCAGCTCCAGTATTCCGTTAATAAGATTATCTGGTCTGAATGATTTCATCTTATCAGTTTGCAAATCATATATAACTATGCACCAGATATTTGTAATAGTATCAAGAAAGCCATCGGCTTCTATATCGAATACACATCTTGTCATTTAACCTCCTGCTTTGCCTTGACTCTTTATCCAAATGGTTATTAATCTCTGCTTGTCTAGCAGAATATCTTCATTTAACGCCCACGACACTAGACTATTGATGGAAGCTAAGTCTTCCTCCAGCCTATTTCTCCTTATAGTTAATTACACTTACTTCGAGGCCCTTCTTTGTGGCCACTTTGATCATGTGTTGAGTTCCTTTACTCTCCCCGTCCCAGAAGGCTATCAGTGCATCAGCATACTCAGCCATCTCAGCATTACGAATAGCCCCCGCTGATTTACCCCACCTCTTCCAGTCAGCTGGAAACCTCTTAAGTTCTATTCCGAATCGCTCAGCAAATTGCTCTCCGACTCTGTCAGCACCTCTAGCTGTCCCTGAGACGACCTGCTCTATATCCATGTAGGGATTGGGGTACATTCGAGTAATTACGTTTCTTAGTAGATCGTACTACCTGCTATGATTAGCTTCATTGCCTTTACTCCTGTAGTGCATCTTTTGCAATTTTCCACGGCCAGTAAGATGCCGCTGCGGCATCAGGGTAATCATGATCCCTTATTCTTCTGAGCGCGGCCTCCAGCCTCTCGATTTCTTGCTCCATCTTTATATTTTCAGATACTGCGTGTTGCCATTGCGGATCACAGTCTGCAAGGTCTTTTTCCAGCCTCTCGATTTCTTTATCTCCTGCCTCTACCAGTCGCAAATGACGGTCACGGTCTTTGTAGTATGGAGGGCCACCAAGGTTATATTCCTGCTTTGCCTTTTCCCAGTCACTCATTGTCTTGATCCTGTTCTATGTTTGCATCAATGGCAAGGTCTTCTAATATTTTCTCCCTGTGCCAATTAGCCTCCCCAACTTGGTCTGATTTCTGAATGACTTCAATAGCCGCTTCTAGCAACCCATCCAGCCTCTCAATTTCTTCCTTGCAAGCGAGCAATACTTCATGTGTACCAGTCGGGATGTCCTCAAGATCGAGCGTGATGTCATTATTTCTACTTAACTCAAACTCAATATCGTCCATTATGTTACTCATTGTCTTTGCTCCTTTAGTGCCTGCCTCAATTCATTGCAGACTTCTACAGTTCTTGTTGCCATGTACGGCTGGTTGTCTAATGCGTATTGAATCGCAGTCCTCATCCTCTCGACTTCTTGGACTGCTTCGCACAATTCATCAAACCTATTTAAAACATCCTTTTTCTCACCTGTCATCAGGTAGTCATATTCCCTATCTAGTCCATAATCAATGCAGTCTCTTATGATTAAATCGCAGTCTCTTTTATTATCACTCATTGTCTTGACTCCTGTTTAAATACATACCTTCTGCTCCCTCCTGTTTAAATACATACCTTCTGCTCCCATTCGATCAAGATCGGCATCAGTTAGTCGTTTAATTGGCTTGACTGTTCCGTATGGAGCACCATCATCCCAATGGTATTCCTTATCCCAAAACTTACATCCGAATTTAGTACGCAGGTAGTCGAAAGACTCTCCATTCCAGATACCATATGTAAAATTACGTGCCTTACATTCGTAGATTTCATTAACTATTAGTCTATCTTTCGATATCATTCCCCTTGCTCCTTGTATATTGTTCATTTTTCACCACCCCGGCAATTTAATTCCAAAACCAATTGTAGGTACGTCACTCACTGGTACTGAGACAACAATAAAGTTAAATAATTCCACCTGCGGAATTATCGCAGGCAGGGCCGGGGTTGGAAAGTCAGAGTTATACCCAGAAACCAACCCTGCTTTGAGGTTAACTCTGGTAAGTACCGAGTTTGTTGGTACTTCATACGAGTTACCCACACCAAACACGAGTGAGTTTCTATCGAGTGAGTTCCTATAACCACCTCCGAAGAAGTGAAACCCATTTGTCCGGTCTGGGTAGTACGAATATACTACCCCCGGATTGACCTCATTAAAACTCGTCTTCGAAACATGTTTCGAACCAATCAGGATGGATATCTCTGACCGAGAGTCTGAGCCTGATGCCTTCGCCAAACTGGACAACAGCGGGGAACTCAACGCCATCACACTCATCATAAGGGTCAGTGCCGAACTCCAAAAGCATTTCTTCATCTGTCTTTCCTTCTAAATGTTGTACATCCCTGAGTGGGGAAGTTATCGTGGCTTCCATATTATCTATTACATGATCAAGATAATACCAAAGTGGAGACACTTCCCAGATCATGTTAGAATCCTCCTGTCTCCTCTGTGGTTGGGGCCAAGAACTCCTCAACTGTTCCCGGTAACTCTGTAAGTCTACCAGTCTCCCGTTCATAATATAGGTGGGTTGCAATTCCGGTGAGTCCGGCGTATCTGTTCTTGAGGACTCTAACCCTAGTAATGTTCGCCTCCTTTGGATCGTCTGCCTGTTGGTTTCGTTCAAGCGCGATAACCGCGTCTGAGAGGTGAGAGATGCTCTGCGATCCTCGTAAGTGTGCAAGTGAGACCTCGTGCCCCTGCTCATGACCTTTATCTCCTCCGACCCTACGCAAGTGACTTACTAGAATAAGACCTGCGCCAGTCTCTTCAGTTAGTTGACGTAATTTAGTCATAATAGAGTCAATTGTTCGTCGCTCATCCCCACCTTCATCCATAGCACTAACTACAATGGATAGGTGATCTAAGATGATCCACTTACAATCTAACCCTTTGACCATGTACCGTACTTTTGATAACAGGTTGTCTTCACTCGTCGAACCAAAGTGGTCGAAAGTAAACAAACGCCCAGTACCCATCGTCGCATCAAACCACTTACGGATGTCTTCACGACTAACTCCTTTCCGTTCCTCACGGATTGATAATGGAAGGGAAGCTTCCACACTCATAACACCCCATGCAGTACGAGCTACATTCTCCTCAAGAGCTAAGATGCCGATGTTATCCTCAGTATGTCGAAGCAACCAATGCTCTAGCTCACGAGTGACTGCACTCTTTCCCATGCCTGAGCCTGCTGTAAGTGTCACTATCTCTCTTGGCCTGAGACCGTATAAGAGGCTGTTCATACCCTCCCAAGGGTAAGGTATAGACTCAGTACTCTCAGACTCCCAGAGAGCCTCCCATGAGTCCTGAAGGGCAACAATACCATCTGGGCTGTATGTCTTAGCCTTGTAAATAATCTCATTCACAAAGAAGCGAGGGTCTCCTGACTTCAAGAGATACTCATTAGCGTCCTTCATCTCTTCAGGAAAGGCTGGGCATATCTTTACTTTCCCCGGTGTGAGTATATCTGCTACAGCTTTGGCATTGTCAGCCCCTTTGTCATCGTTGTCAAACAAAAGCATGAT